TTGTTCGGCAAGCCATATTATGTTGGCAATGTCGAGACTATCGAGGGTACTAAACCAAGGTAGCCGTATTTTGACACAAACATTCTCATGATCGGGACCATATTGCTTGTCCCACCGTTCCACATCCCAACGAACGTAGTTTCTTACCCGTCCAGGATGTCTCCTGGAAAAGCGGAGATGTCGGATGAAAGAATTCCATCCGCCGTATTCCTTGGTGAAGCCAAGTGCGCTCCAAGTGTTGAAGCTGTCTTGCATCAAGTATTCCTCCTGTTCCTGATAGTACATTTTTTCTAAGAGTATGTATTCTATCGGCGGATTTCTAAATATCCTAATTTTATCTCCGAGTATTTGCTCTAGTGTGAGGTACTCGTTTTTCGGATTATTAGTGAAAACCGGTGGTGGTCTCGACAAATTTTTTAAATCACAATACCAGTGATAGTAAGGTGAATATTCATGAAGAGCATCGAATTTATCACATCGATAAGGGAAACCTGCAGACGCCGTCATATCCAATAATGACGCCTCCCAGGGTATCCTCCTAAACTTACCTTTATATTTCTCGAACATTTTGTTAACAAGTGTAAGCGCCTCCATTTCCTCGTCAGCAGAAATTTCATAAACTGCACGACGATCAGATTTGTCCAGTTCTTTCTGGACATTGCCTAGTGTGGCTTGAACTATACCGAACGCCATTGGTATCGTTCTTCCCAGTTTGTTTTCGAACCATGCAGCAACCATAGTGTCTCGAAAGACGCGGGTTCTGGTCTGGGTAAACATTTTTTGCGACCCCCTACCATGGTATGCTACATGTTGCGCGAATTGTCTCCCCTTTAACTCAAAGCTGGGCCTTTGAGTAAGGGGGGGAAAAAGGTTCCTTAAGGGGTGTTGGTCCACCCCCCACGCCCAAAATCCGTCACCATCTGTTGATCGAAGGCGAGGAAGGCGTTTACATCCGCATATTTCTCTTTTCCATGCGTATGCATTCCAACCACATTTCCTTGTTGGTTGAAAATAGCTGCTCCACTCATTCCAGGCTTACTGGAGTAGTCAGCGCACAAGTGACCCTTTAAATGGGCATACTCCTTTGTCAAGGGGGATACATTCCCAGTGCTCAACCACCACTTAGGTTCCTTAGGATT